TTTGTGATGGTATCTTCTATGAGAATGATGCCTACAAAATGGGCCCTGATATCTTACGTGATGCAGAAATATATGGCGATGGTATTGTACATATTTTTGAGCAACATGGCAGGGTGAAATGGGAAAGAGTCATTGCAACGGAACTTGTTGTAGACACCATTGAAAGCATGTATGGCAATCCGCGCCAAATGCATCGCATAAAAGCTATTGATCGTGGCACTGTACTAGATCTTTTCCCTGGTAAGAAACGCATTATTGAAGTCGCCAATAGCACAAGCGGTGATCTTACTGGGATGTATGTCAATGTTGCCGATCTTATAACCGTAACTGAGTCATGGCATTTGCCGTCAGGTCCTGAAGCTAAAGACGGCATGCATTGTATCACATTAGAAAATGGCGATCTTTTAATTGAGCCCTACGAAAAATCTTATTTTCCATTCGTATTTATTAAGTCTTCTAAGCGTCCTTTTGGTTTTTGGGGACAGGGCGCAGTTGAGCGTTTACAATCTATTCAATTAGAAATTAATAAAATCTTATGGGTTATTCAGCGCTCAATGCATTTGCATGGTACCTACCGTGTATGGATCAAGACTGGAAGTAAATTACCTAAAGAACACATTAATAATGATATTGGTTCGGTTTTAGTTTCTGATGAAATGCCCCAATACCTCTCTTCTTCCTTTATACCGCAAGAATACTTCAACCATCTTAAGACATTAAAAGACCAAGCATATGAACAAGAAGGTGTAAGTCAACTTTCAGCAGTTGCTAAGAAGCCAGCAGGCCTTGATAGCGGTAAAGCTTTGCGCGAATATAATGATATCGAATCAGATCGTTACACTGTATTAGGCCAAAGTTATGAAGATTGGTATATGGCGTGTGCTAAACTCTCTATTTCTGTGGCCAAAGAGATCTTTGAAGAAAAGGGTGAATATAAAGTACAGGCACCAGGTAAGAAATTCACTGAGACGATTGACTGGGCGGATATTGATCTAGAAGAAGATGAATACATCATGAAATGTTTTCCGGTTTCATCTTTACCTGATGATCCAGCAGGGCGTTTACAGACAATCACCGAGTATATGCAAGCGGGCATGTTAACACTTCGCCAAGGCCGCCGATTACTCGATTTCCCCGATCTTGAGGCTGAAGAAAGTTTAGATAATGCTCGTGAAGAATACCTTCATACAATATTGGAGAAGATTACTGACGAAGGAATTTACACCGTCCCAGAACCTGAAGATGATCTTACATTAGCAAACGAATTAGTTCTAGAATATTATGCGCTTGGAAAGAATCAAGGACTCGAAGAAGACAAAATGGAAATGCTTCGTCGCTTTAGAGATCAAGTCGGCGTATTGGTGTTGAAAGCCACTCCACCTCCCCCACCTGCTATGCCCGGTGCTTCTCCTCAGGCAGTGCCTCAGGCGCCACCTGTAAGTAATATGTTGCCAAATGCCCCCGGTGCACAGTAAACTATATTGTCAATCAAATTAATATTTATTAAGGAGTTTTAATGTCTATAGAAACAGCCATGCAAGCCCTAAACACACCAACACCAGAAGCAGCAGCTCCCCAACAACAAGCGATTAGCCCTAAAGAAGTTGCAGCAGCTACCGTTGAGCAAGAGACAAATGCTAAAAACAACGTAAAGCTAGCTGACTCTGCAGCCGATTCTACAGTGCCCGAGACGGCGGCGTCAAAACCCGCCGAAACTCCTAAAGAACCCCTCAGTGCTAAATTCTCTGCGCTCGCTAAAAAAGAAAAAGCGGTCGTAGAGCAATCAAAAGCAAATAAAGCTAAAGAGTCCGCAGTTGCTGAACGCGAAGCTGCAGTAGCGGCCCGTGAAGCTAAGATTAAAGAATCTGAAAGTCTTTGGGAAACTGATGTGCTTGCGGCTATTAAAGCTCGCACTGGCATGGATTACAATCAATTGACTGCTGCCTTTCTTGATGGTCAAGTTGGAATGCCAAAAGAAACAGATCCAGTTAAAATTGCTAAGCAAACTATTGAAGACTTTAAGAAAGAAATGGCACAAAAAGAAGAGGCGCAAAAGACATCGGCGCAAAAAGCTCAAGAAGAAGCTAAGAAAAAAGAAGAGGATGAATTAAAGGCTGCATGGGAGTCTTATAATTCAGAAGTTAACTCTTTTATTGAAACAAATAAAGATGATTACGAACTTATTTCAACATATGCACAACAAAATCTTATTGCTGATACGGTTGATGAGTTTTACAAAGCCAATAAGCGCGTTCTTTCAGTTAAGGAAGCAGCGGATATGGTTGAAGCATACTTAGAATCAGAAGCTGAGAAAGCTCTTAACACTAAAAAGATTGGTGGTAAGGTTACTCGCACTGCTAAGCCTACAGAGGGCGCTAAGAAAGACGAAGAGCCGCGTATTACAAAGACTCTCAATAACAATATGCAGCCTACATCAGCATCTGTTTTGCCCGCAGCCTCTGAAGCGGACCGCATGAAACGCGCAATGGCCGCATTAGATTCTAATAAGCGCTAATCACACAATTAGACATTACTGTAAAGTTACAACTTGAACCTATGGCATTGCTATGATAGATGCCTGGTGGTATGAGAGTCCAAAAGCCGTCATTAGCTGAGTAGACTGCATAAATGTTGCCATTGATGCATAAACCCGTTTCAGGGAACGTTGAGGGATAGGAAGGCACACCAGGGCAAAATTGAACTGACGTAATAGTAGTGCCAGGCGAGCCTTGTTTACCATCGATGCCGTTAGTCCCGTCTTTTCCGCATGAGGCTAATAAAAGTGCGGCGCATATAAATAGTTTATTCACCGAATAACTCCTTTCGATAATACTCATAATTTTGATTAAAGATGTAATTGGGGTCAAATTGCGTCGGATACATAATACTTGCAGGCCAACCATCAGACAAAAAATCGGTCCGATGCGCGCGCCCTAAAACGCAATGCCCTAATTCGTGCCAAATAATTTCTTTTTTCTGTAATTCCGATACTGTTCCCCAATAATTAGGCTCGATTGTTATTATTGGTGTGGTAGGTCCTGTCCAACATTGGCCAACACGTGGATAATCTAACGGACCAAATTGTATAATAAGATTATCTGTTGTCACACTACCTGCTTCCGAAAATGACTGATAATAGCTCATAAATTCGCTGGGCACGTCAAACGTTTTTTGGGGTGCATTGCCACAAGCTGCAATAAGACAGAATAATAAGCTAAAGAGCCTCATGCAGCTTCCAATTCAGGATCGAGTATTTGTTTTACTGTAGTATTACTCATTACAGGTTGGGGGCTTGTGTATAACTCAACGGTCTTTAAAGCTTCAGCTAAGTTTAAGCCACATTGAATTACCGCGCCAGAGTGTAATGTGATTTCCCAGCGACCACCGATAAACTTAATATCTTTAATGTGTTTCACTTTGCATCTCCTTTGTTAGTACCTAACCATTTGATTAATTCTCTCATAGAATAAAAGTAATGTCTAGCATTATTGTAATCTACAAGCCATTGTTCTTTATTACCTTTTTTGTATGCTTCGATAATCATTTTAAAACCTCTTGTAATATAATTGCTACTAATTGAATTGTATAACCCATTACTTTACATCCGAGCCACAAATAAAATAAACCAATTACGAGTGCCATATTCTCCTCCAAAGATGCGCCTTCCTTAGCGCGGGGGAAGTTACATAGTTAGCTAATGCATTACTGGTGCCACCGCGGGCTTGTGTTCTATTGGTTTTAAATGTAAAAGTTGTGTAGAACTTATATTCAATGTCTATTTCTTTTACAATCGAGTCACTACATTTGTTTTAATGAGTGAAGTACCATTATACTATACTGGAGTCTTGTCTAACATTTATACATTTTCTTTTGTTATGTTAAATACACTAGTTACACTTATTTTAAGTTGTTTAGCTATTACTCTATAAGAAACATTTTGTTTTCTCAATTCCTTTATTTTACATCTCACATCATTACCTATTGTTTTCGGTGCACCCCAAGGAGAACCATCGGCGCGAGCGGCAGCAATACCGGCTTTTGTTCGCTCAATCCCCATATCGCGCTCTAATTGTGCGAAAACACCTATCATATGAACCATTGCGACGCCATGCGGTGTTGTCATATCTATATTTTCGTGAACAGATATGATTTTGACTCCATATTCCTGAAACTCATCTAAAAGCTTTATAAGGTCTTTAAGTTTACGAGATAACCTATCCAGTTTCCAAACTATCAATCGTTCAACCTTGCCCTGTTTAATGTCGTTTAACAGCTGTTTAAATTGGGGTCTATCTATGTCCTTCCCCGAATAAGCGTGGTCAGCATATTTTGTATGCTCAATAATTCCTTTCTGATTTAAAAACAACGAAATTGATTGCTCTTGAGCATTTAATTTCTGATCTTCTGTCGAAACACGCATGTAAATAGCTGTTTTCATATCAAACCCTTTCGATTTGGTTATAGATTGCATTTAGTCTAATAAAACTTAATATCAAAGTCAATAGGAATGTTGCACAATAGGGCCGTGAGGTTAACGGTCTAATAGAAATAGGTTTAAAGAACAAAGATATACTATAGCCATGCCTAGATATGATATAGCCTAGGTATAGTCTAGGTATGGATATGGCATATCCACAAAGCACAAACCGGTAGTACCCCACAAAGCTGCTTGACTAAACCTTATTTTATAATATGAGTTAACTATACCCCTCTACCTGGGTGGTCTTTTAGGAAGGGTATGGCACAAAAATTTTGGGGAAAGTTTTATTAGAGGCATTATATTGCATTTGATTATATCGATTATATGAGGTTTGATAGGCAAATCAATCACTCGTGAGCACTTTACAGCATATAAAAAGCTATATAATGCTCATAAGGGTTTGAACGATCGTTAGAATTCGCGGGGTATTTCCCTCGTTTCCCCTTATATTTGATATGGAGGGAAATCCTAATAGCATCACATTTGCATTTTTAAAAATGCAAGTAGAGCTAACTAGCTAATAGTAGTTGTATATAATAAGTCACATTTGCATATTTGCATTTTCTCTCTATTCTAGTATTGTAATTAGCTTTTTATATATTGATTTAGTCGCTTTTTGCTATTATGCAATTATGTTCTTCTTTTTCTCCCCTAATATCAGTGCCATAACCCACATTTGCATTTTTATTTTTTACTCCTAGCCTCCTTTTGCTATTAGACTTTTCAATCAAAGTAATCCCTATTAGACAGTAAGTAGTAAACGGCACTCTACCCCAAGCAAGCATCTGCCGACAATACAGTCTTTGTAGTAAGTTCTAATTCTATCCATCGTTCCAAGAAGCCATAGGAACTCTGTAGCTAATCTTATCATATCAGCATAATCAATCATTTAGCATAGCTTTGCCGTTTTGGCATATAGCGTGTTTAACTTTTAGGACTTCACAATGGCTCAAACATTAGACTTGCCTGCAATGAACGCTGCCTTAAAAGAATTGTATGATAACCAGACTATCGAAAACCTGGTCTATAACGACAATCCTTTCTTGGCTATGGTTCGCAAAAATACCGA